GTAGTTCTTTCAGACAGACCTGCCAAAGTAAAGTCAATACATGAAATTAATCTAACATTAGATGTGGCTAGGACTCCTTTAACTTCAAGAAAAGCTCCTGAATTTAGGGACTACTTTAATGCAATATGGAAGGAGCTGGATATACATGGATAGTAAAAACAAATTTTCTGAAGAACATATTCAATTTTTAAAAAGTGTAAAGAGAAAAAAGAGAACTATCTTCATTACCCAGTTAGCTATATTAATAGTTATCTTTCTTTTATGGGAGTTAGCAGCAAGGTTAAAATTGGTAGATACATTCTTAACAAGTTATCCTTCAGAGATGTGGAATCTATTTTTAAAACTAGCTACAAACGGCTCATTATTTAAACATATCGGTATAAGTGTATTTGAAACAGTTGTAGGTTTTGTCCTAGGAACTCTATTAGGAACTTTGATAGCCATACTGCTATGGTGGTCAGAATTCATATCAAGAGTTTTAGATCCTTACATGGTTATACTGAATGCTCTTCCTAAAACAGCTTTAGCACCAATTATCATTATATGGGTAGGAGCAGGCATATCAGGTATAATTGTTACGGCATTAATGGTATCGTTTGTCACAAGTTTCTATTATACTAAATTGATATTTTTTATAATATAATTCAATAATCATGGCTTAATTATCTTTAGATATATGTCTTAGTGCTTGGTTTTCTACTACTACCCATGTTCTCCCAATTTGTTCTTTGTATCTATCTTCAAGTTTAACAATAATTATATTTCTCTTATAATGATTTAAATTGTATTTATCGGCTAGATCCTGCAAAGGTATCCAGCCTTTTTTTAGACATTTATACATAGCAATCATCCTTTTTTAATTTTGTGTAAGAACCGCCGCACTTTACAATACTTTCAAGCAACAGCGATAATCTTTTGTGATTTAATTCAGTTCCAACAAATCTTTTTCCGTTTCTATATGCATATAACCCAACTAATCCAGTACCCATGCACAAATCTCCTATACAATTATAATCTTCATTCTCACATACCCATTTAATAATATCTTCTTCATCCATATTATCAAGAGGTAATTTTTTTCTTTTATTACTTCCTCTAATTACATAACAAAACCTATCTTTTTTATGATAATAAGTACTATTATAGAATGTTACATATTTATATCTGCTTTTCATTTCTAAAATAAATTCTGCTAGATATTCCTTTCCTATCTCTATATAACAAGTTTTAGGACTTATTTCGTCGATACATTCAAACAAACGTTTGTAAAATTTTTCAAAACTTGTTTGCTTATCTGTTCTTTCTGCTTTTGTATAGAATGTGTTTAAGTTGCCTAAATTCCAAGGCGGGTCTACAAATATTACATCTGCATTAAGCATTATGTTTGGTAATGGATCAAATATATTATGGACCTTTACCATGCTGCCATTATCAAATATTACTGTTTCATCTTGGTTTATAGGATGCCTTTTAAAAGCATCCCCATAATTCCATTTAGCCATGATTTTTCACCTCCACCATTTCCCATGATTTTGAATAAGCTTGATTCTTGAATAATTCAGCTATGCCAGTTATCTGTTTAAGTCTATATACTTCTTCTAATTCCATTCCTAAATGTTTTGCTATATCTTCATCTTCCATACCTTGTTCTACTAGCGATTGAACCAAATCCCCCATTAGTTCTACTTGATGAACCCCTCTAGCTCTATTAAATTGCACTGTAGCTGCCATTCTTTTCTTTAAATCGTGTTTTAGAATAACAACAGGTATTTGGTCCACTTCAAGCCATTCTTTTAATATTGTGTACCTATGAAAACCGTCAATAACAATATATTCATCCATATCCTCATCATAGATAACCACTATTGGAAAACAAAAGCCATTATCTATTATGGATTGCTGCAAAAGCTCCATATTGTTTCTAGGCACATTATTAGGATTATAATTATTTGCTCTTACCTTTTCAATTGGTACCAATACTACATCCATACAAGGTAAATCAATATACCCTTTTTTGCTTTTAAGTTTCATTATAAAATCCTCCTCCATTTTTCTATAGTTTCTAATCTAGGATCCGGTTTATTATCAACCGGTAAATTATTTTCATAATCATTAAGTATTAGTTGTCTACATTGTTGTCTAGCAACATAATCATTATCAAGATGCTTAGAGAATCTTTTTTCAAAGATATGTTTCCTAGTTTCATCAGGATAAGTTTTGAGAAGGAAATCTCTATATTCTCTCCAGTTTTTAAAATTCTTAGGTAATTTTCTTACCTTTAACATCTTGCTATCTTTGCCATATAGATTACCTATGCTCATTCCATTAATTCTTTTAAGCAATCTATCATATGTTTTTGGCTCAAATTCAGGTAATTCTACTAATGCCTTGAAAGATTTCTCGTGTATCAAGCTAGATACTCTTATCTCTTGTAGTCCCATGCCCTTCTTCCACATGTAATCATATATTTTGGAATACCTAAGTTTTTCATCATAGATATATCGCCAAACATCATGAAAGTTCCAATCATATATAGGGTAGAATGATGCTGAACCATTTCCTATGTCAGTCCCCCAAAATACTCCATTTACTGGATTTTTTGATACTGCCCTCCATCTGTTCATACTTTCAGTTGCCCTTAATCCTACTAAAAAAGCTGTATTAGGTCTGCTATTTTGGAAGTTATCTAAAACTGCGTAAAAATCAAGTCCTATTTTCTTATTTCTGATTTTTTCTTTTTTCTCATCCCAAGGCTTGTGCCAAATAGCACCTTTCCTTTTGCTTCTCATCCAAATCTTGTGTTTGCCCTTTTCCCAGCACTTCAAATAAGGGTCTTTGTATGAAGTTGCGTTTGTAAGATTAAACTCTATCTGTAACCATAACTTAATAGTATTTTCAGGATACATATTCATTATATAGTCTACTTGCTTGATTGTACTATCATATACAACTTCTTCATCAAGAAAGAATATGCCTATTTTCCTATTTCTTTTATTAGCTTCTTTAAGTGCTAAATGGGCCAAAACAGTACTATCTTTTCCGCCACTAATTGATACAACTATATTTTCGTAGGTATCAAATATGTAGCTTATTCTTTCTTTAGCAGCTTCTAATACATTTTTTTTAGTATAAACTTGTTTTAGCATAAAATTCACCTAGCCTTTCATTCCACTTGTTATAGTCCTCAAAATACCATTTGTCGGCACCTATACAAGTATTAACGAATCTAACTTCATTAGTTCCAGTAGATTTAACATAATCAATAAATTCCAATCTCCTGCAAGGGAAATCAATAATCGTTAGGTTTCCTTGAGTTACATTTCTATACGTAACTATATTAGGTAATTTCAATCTTTGATTCCTTGCTAAATATATTTCATTCTCATGCAAAACAGCCTTTTTAAATTTGCCCAAGAAATTATGAAGGTTTCTTGGAAGTGTATCAGGATCACTATTGCCTAAGTTGTCAAAATAATAATCTTTTTTCTTTAAATAGCTTTTCACCTGCCTTTCTGTCAGTTTTACATCTATTGACTTAAAAATTAAATCATTTCTTTTGACTAAAATATCTTCTTCATAAAGGTATTCCCATTTAAAGCCTTTTCCCCTGTATTTCCCTTTATTCTGAAAGTCTAAAAGGATTAGAAAGTCCTTTTTTTCTTCAATAAAAGGGAAATATTCAAATATAATTTTGTGATCAGTTTGATTTAGGTAGTGATGGGCACAATTGTATGTCAGTTCACTTCTATTTTGAGTTCTCATACATTCATTGACAACTATTAGTACATCATCATCAATTTCCTCTAATAGCCTGTAGAATACTGGATATTCAATAATATCCTTGTATTCTATATATTCAATCTCAACATTACCTTCTAAATCAAAAATATCTTCATGCTTTTGGAAGTAAAGAACAAAGATTTTTCTTATATCGTTCTCTCTTAGATATTTGTTTAAAACTTCCTCCTTTTCTTTTTTATTCAGACCTACCCTTATCATCTAATAACTCCTTTCCATCTATCCATTCTCTTATGTTGTCTTTCTTTCTTTCTATTTCCGACTTAAAAATATCGATTAGCCTTTCTTTTCTCCAAAGACATTTAAGAATCCTTTCATCAACAGTATAATTTGCACAAATGTCTATAATGTGAACATTGTTAGATTGTCCTATTCTATGAATACGGTCCTCTGATTGAGAACGTGTTGCGTAGTCCCAATCATTAGAATAATATATTGCGTAATTACAAAACTGGAGATTCAAACCGTATCCTGCACACGTTTTATTTGCAACAAAAAACCTTGCATCATTTTCAAATTTTTCTACATTAAGACTTCTCTGTTTCTTAGATATTTTACCATGAAATTCTACAGCAGAATTTTGTCCATACTTCCGTTTCAATTCTGCTGATATATCTTCAATTTCATGGGTATATTTGCACCAAATAATAATCTTGCCGTCTAAACCTTCTAATACATCAAACAATGTTTTCATCCTTGGATTATCCATAGGATTTTTGAAAATAGGTTCAGTCCTCATTTTCTCTTTCAACTTGCTTGTAATTTTCCTTCCACAAACAACGTGTTGTACAGCAGTAAGTAGTCTATATATTGTAGAAGGTTCAAACTCATCTACATCAGATAAAAATAAATCTTTTGTTTCTTCATATTCAAATCTCTGTTCTTCTGTAATATCAAAATAAACAGTATCATATGTTTTGGGAGGAAGGTCTAAACATTCAGATTTCAACACCTGATAAGTATAAGGTGCTATTTTTCTTGTTAGATAATCAGTTTCTAAACACCTTCTAATTTTTCCTGGAATTTTTTCATCATATTCAAGATGATTAGCTGCAAAGCTCCAAAAAGACTTGTACCCTAATATTCTCCAATCAAGAATATACCATTGTGAGAATAAATCTTTTTCACATCTGCTAATCGGAGTTCCATTCAGTATTAATTTATATTTACAATGTTGAGCTAAACGGATAATATTTTCTGTCCTCTTGGCTCTGTGATTTTTTACAAGATTACTTTCATCAACTATCAAATAGACATTTTTTTCTTGTACTAATTTAAGCAACTCACTATTAGTTCTTATGCTACTTGATAGCGTTTCAATGCCGCATATGGTTATCATGGATATATCATTACAATGTTTAAGCAAATCTCTTCTAAGGTTTCCTTTAACGCTGCAAGGACATAGCCATAACACATGGTCAATTTTGCCTGCATTATATCGTTTAGCTGCTAACTCTAATGCAGTCCTAGTCTTACCTGTGCCCATCTCCATGTAGAGTGCTCCAACTTTTATCCGTTGGAGCTTCTCTACTGCTTTCTTTTGGTGCTCATAAAGTTTAGTTTTAAGTTGCATTATCAACCAGCTCCTGCAATCCTAAAAAACCAATTTCATCATCACAATCTTCGCATAAATAATATGTTTTACCTTTATATCGATATTTGAATAAAAAATCCTTCTTGTTATTGCAACATTCACATGATTTCATATTTATTCCCCCTCATCAAATAAATCAGGTAATATACATG